GTTTGTAATCCCAGTAACAGAACTTCCGTCTAAATTTGACAGAGTAATTTGTCCAGACGTATTTACACTGGCAACTTTATAGATCTTTGTATCAGTGAGACCTGTTATGACGGAAGTATTTGTGCCTTTAGAATAAGAAACATACTGTCCCGTTGATAATCCAACAACTGTACCACCAGAAACATAAAAAGTTGGAACAGTAGAAACACCAACATTAACAGTGAATTGTGTTGGAGAATTTACCTGAAGAACGTTGTATCCTAAAGTTCTATTTGGATAAACTTTTGGTGTCACTGGATCCAAATAGCAAGTCATTGCTATTCCGGACAAGGTAACATACTTACCTACGTGAAAATCATGCTCCTGAGAGGTTGTAATAACCATCAATCCACTACTTATATTATAAGTAGCGTTTGAGACATTCTTTATAATTTCAGGTATGGCAATAGTATTTCCACCAGTAACTGTTGTGATACCTACTTTAGATTCTGGTTGTAATAGAGAAGGATCATACACAGCAGCGTGTGTCATCATAAGATTATCTCTTACAATGACAAGATCACCAAACTTTTTAGGAACTCCAGATGGATTTGAGAGAGCAGTGGCATTGTTTTCCGACTCAGAACCTCTTGCTCCCAATGGATCCTGTGGGTTTGTTCTTCCATAATCTTCAGTTTGTTGTCCTGCTCCAGTGCCAAACGTTAGAGGATTTTCATAGATAATTGATTGAGTTCTTCTGACTACACAGAAATTATCTTCTTCTCCGTTGTTTCTAGTTTCCCAATAATAACCATCAAAATTGTCAAAAATACCATATTTACGGACAGCAGGATTTTGAACACTTGCTCCTGTTATAGTTGTTGGTAATATTGTAGTCTTAACACCAAATGTTGCAGCAGATACTCTACCTGGTTGATATCTGAAGAATCTTTTTGATGTAAGAACGGCAGTTCTATCTGCTGGTGCCTCAATCAGTGCTCCTGATTCCTCTGGAACATGGGAAAGACCCCATCCCATTGTCTGTGCAATACCAGCATAAGCACCAGTATTTGAAACTGTGGCATACTGCTCTGGATTTGCTGACCATTCCGATGGATTTACATCATAGGTATTAACGTCTGCAAAGATACCAAGAGCAACTTCTGAACGTGGAATACCAAGAAGAGATAGAGCAACTTCAGACTGAACTTTATTTTGTTCTGCAACAGGAATTGTTGCCTGATCACTCGCAATAACAACAGGAATAGACTTTTCTGCTTTTTGTTGTCCAGCAGGAACTGGAGCAGTTCTACCGACAACTACAACGGCTGCATTATTATTGACATTTGTATTATCTGCCATTTACAGGACCCCGACTCTTCCTTTTGCGATAGTGAATATGTTTCTTATACTTATGTATCCAGTTGCGTTACCGTTTGTTGAAGAAGTAACATTTAATCCAGTTAATCTTAACTGTTTTGTTGCTGCACTGACATTTATCTTAGCAGCAACAGTCAATTCTGTTGCTGACAAATCTGGCGAAACCGAGTGATTGACTAGTTTTACCACATCACCAACTGAAATACCACTAAACTGAGAAAAATCACTGAGAGTTACTGTGTATTGTGTGGCACCTGCACCAATTGTATTCCAAGTTCCAGAGGATATTGCAACATAAGTAGTGAATCCAACTGGTTGAGATAAGAATTCAGTTCCAACTATTTCATATCCAAGAGCACTTGTTAATCCAAGAGTACTTGTCTGTGCGCTAGTAAGACTTAGTTGAATATATCCGTTTTGTCTTCCGAAAGTTCCAGAATCAAGTGTGGTGATATTAAAGTTTAAGAATTTAGTTCCAAGAGTCTCACTGCTAAGACCAGCATTGACAATTGTTGAAATACCAGAAGTAACTGAAACTTGACTACTGCTAATGTCTTTTGGACTACCGTTTTCATGATACTGAAGAACTGGTCCAGTAAATGTCTTTCCTCGTTCTATACTGAAGTTGATAGAATTGTAATCACTATCATAAATGTCTGGTGATGGAATAAACTCATCAGAAGGACCAAGAATAATATTGTTCGTTGTGGTAATTTTTCCAGTAGCATATGTTCTTAGACCAGTTCCACAGTTACGAATAATATTTCCACCTGTGGAAACAACCGTGGTTACAGATAAATCAACGGAACCAGGATAGTTCTCAAATAAAGAATCGTTTATTCTTAAGACTTCAGATTCCTGTGCGTTTAGTGGTGAGAAAAAGTATCTATCAGTCAAAGATCCATCAACAAATTCACAGTTCTCAACTGATAGCCTTGTTGAATTATAAACATAAAGACCATGACCAGGAGAATTTCTTATTTCAACATCTCTTAGTAGAGTAGAAGAAACATTGTAGAAATAAACTAGGTAGTTATCTATGTCATCTGTGAATAGAATATTATTAGTATTATTTCCATCTATTGTCAAATTCTGAACTGTCATATCAGATGGAGAAGTTGTACTTATTCCAATCAGATTTCCATCAAAGGATACAGAATTTCCTCCACCGTCCGTTTCATCATTAGCAAAATACTGCTGTTTGATGATTGTGTTCTTACCATCACCCTTTAAAGTGAATCCTGTAGGTAGAACAACCTTACTTGTTAAATATGTTCCGCTGGGAAGGTGTAAAGATTTTCCACCAGCGGATACAATACCGTCAATTGCAATACTGAATCCATATGTATTGTCATGGACAAGTTTTACTGCTGCTGTTGTTCCAATTCCGATATTGGTATCATACTCATTACTAACAGTGATATAGTTTAATCCAACACTGTCAATTGTATCAATTGCCCAACCTCTTCCTTGATTTGTTGTTGCTACATTTGGAAAATGAATTTGATCTTCATCATATTCATTTTTGATAGTCTTTGAGGACCACTCTGTTTTTTCATAAGGACCATAGTCTTTCCAATTGATTGAAGAAGTTGCATCCTGCAATTCCTTTGGTCCAAGAATAGCAACTAATTTTGCATCATTGATACTTGCAGATTCACTACGATAAACTAAGATTCCGTGAGAGGTATCCGTTCTTGCGAGTGTTAGTGATATATGATCTAGATCATTAAAGTCTCCAATTGCTGCCATAGAAATACCTGCAGTTGGAGTTATCTGTGCTGCAGCACCAATCTTTCCGTTACGGTAATTGTATTGTGCTAACCAATAACGGTATGTTGTAACTGCTGCTGAACTTCCTATCTTTGCAAAACTACAACCTCCAGTTGGAACAGCGGCAACTGTTGTGGTATCACTAGTGGCAGTAACACCAAACATCTTTACTTTATGACCAGCACTAAATCTTGAGGTTGAGATTCCACTAATCTTAAAATTTCCAGATTCATTGGCACCGATGCCAGTGTAAATTGTTGGATCATTACTTAGACCATAACCACTTAGTTTAATTACATCTAACTGAGCAGAATCTACCAATTCATATCCACTTCCGTCAGTCTTGGCTCTTAAAACACGACCACCACCATAAGATGGTTCGGTAGTGGTTGGAAGATCTGATAACTCAAAGTTCTGATATGAAGATGCACTGATTGGACCAGATACTGTAACACTCTGAGATGCAGTTAAGGATCTGCAAAAAATATCTAAAGCGTTAGTTGTTCCAGTAATTGTGATATTACCTGTGGTAATATTGTCAGCAATTAAGTTGCTATTTGATAAGTTTGTAAAGTCATAATAAAGATTGCCATAGATATAAACGTCTTTAAAGAATTTAGTATCTTCGTTAAAGTTTGACGGATTACCAATATATTGTTCTTCCATATTCAAGCACCGATTGAGAATACAATCCCACCAGCATTAAATGCTGCTTTTGTAATATCAGATCCAACAAATGATCCTTCAAAGCATCTTTCACCAAAACTAGATCCTTCTGGAATTGCATTGCCAGTATGAGCACTGGTAGAACATTCGTTACCCTGTATCAAAGTTCTACCACTTGCTTTGATATTAATATCTTTTCCTGCAAGTAATTCTAGGTTCTCGTCAGCATCTAGTACAATTTTACTTGCTCTAATTCTTACTGCACCGTTTTTTTCTGCAGTGATTGTTACATCACCATTTTTGCCAACGATAACAATATCTACACCAGTTCCTTTCGCTTTCTGACCACCAATAATTTCAATAGACTGATCGTTGTAAATTTTATAAATGCCACCTTCACTTAGACTTTGAACATTTACGTTATTGTCATCAGTTACTGCATACTGGGTATATACATCCGATCCATTGCATCCCATCTTGGGATTGTGCCGATCAACTCTAAAGTCAGCACCAATACTTTCAATAGATCTCTGCCACCAGTTTTGTTCTCTTGCAGCCATTTATGTTGTAATACAATCTATATTTTGAGATACTTCACCTTGGAACTCTGGAGGTAGGTCAAGATTTACTCTTACAATCGCCCCAGAACCAGTATCGCTAACAATTCTTATAGTTGGCAAACTGGTAAATTCTGTGTTGTTATTATTTATTACCTTAACCAGATATCCGTTTGTTACTTGTATCTCATACTTATTGCCAAAACTATCTTCGGCATAATCTTCGTTGGAATATCCACTACCAGGATCAACGATAACAATATCACTAATATTATATGGTGTAAAGTCTCCTACTGGATAATTTTCACCTTCCGAAACAACATAAATGCTATCTAACTGATCTCCCTTAAGAATTGCTCTTGCTACCGCACCATATCCTTGACCACACTCATCCATAACCTCAACAAATGGTGGGAATACATATCCAGAACCAGGGTTTGTAATCTTCACAGATATAATACTACCAGTCATTCCACTTGCAGCATCTACAAGATTACCCATCAGCGGAATTGCAGATCCACCAATTCCTCCTCCACCAAATATCTTGATTTGAGGTGGTCCGCAGAAACGTGGTATTCCAGTGAAACAAGAACCCAATGCACTAGAATAATCTGGAACGTTACTAAGACCAGTAAAGATATCAAATGCACCGATAAGATCTTGTACTCCTTCTAGAGGATTTCCTGTATCTCTAGCAGATTTTGATATCTCAAACGCAGTATTTGCAACGTCTAGAATGTTCTGAAGATCTTTGTTTGATGGGCTCTTAGGTCCGCATCCAATGGTCCAAGATTGAACATCACTTCCAGCAGATGACTTCTGACCACAATTGAGAAGATCTGGAAGACCTGTGATAGAAGAAACTGCAGAACGTAGGAAGTCTTCAAGATTGAAGTTTTCAAAAAATTGGAGTATTTTTTGAATTCCACCAATTGCACTAGAAAGTCCGCTCGCTACTCTACCAATAATATCATTTACAATTCCACCCATCACCTGATCTGCAACACAAGATACAAAATTAGCGATGTTATTTACAACAGACTCAAGTATTTGTTTGATCGTATTGCCAAGAGCATTAATAATAGTATTTGCGATACAAGGAATAAGATCCTGTAGTATATTAACAGGAGCAACCATTGCCTCCTGAGCAGCAACACCAGCAAGGTGTGCGGCAACAGGATTTCCAGTTGCTGCCAGAACTAGTGCATAGACCTGCTTATACAGCATATCTAATCCAGATTTGATAATTGGTATAAGACGTTCGAACAAGTCTTTAACCATTCCATTGACTAAACCACTAGAGATTGATTTTAGTTTTTCAACTTTCTTATCAATTTCTTGATTTAACCAATCTCTAGCACCTTCAATTCCTTCCTTTACAGCATCAGAATACTTTTGAACTTCACGTAGGAAATTATCAATTTCTGAAGTGATTTTATCAAGAGTGCTAGGTTTCTCACTTCCAAGCTTTACAACATCTCCAATCCCATCAAAGTATGATATCTGTTTAACATTCCCACTTTCTGCTACCTTTTTTGGTGCATGTATAGGTGAATCTTGTGCTGCTGCATTCTGTTCGTTTGATTCACCTTTTTTTAGTTTTCCATCAGGTGCTTTGACTTCATTTGTATATCCGGTGAAAGGAATAAAAGGTCCAGAATATTCTTTACTTGGAACATAATCAGTTCTTCCGAACGCACCAAGAATAACGGGAACCTGTGCGTTGTCGCCATCCATAAAGAATCCGAAGACAACATCACCCTGCTGAAGTTTTACATCGCTAGCATAGTTTGCTGCACCCGTTCCAGAAGTTGTTGGTAATAAACACTGTGCCCAAGGAAGATCTTCGTCTTTTAGTTCAATCGTATTAGCAGGATGGTATCCCATAATACGAACTTTATATCTATTACCCCATCCACCACCCTTGGTTTGCTTTCCCATTGTGGAAAGAGGTGGTATTTGTCCCACCCACCAACGGAATCCGTCTCTTCCAATAAAGTTACTTTTAAGTAAAGATTCTTCCATTATACGTTATTTTTCCCGTGAAGACCAAAAGTATCTCTTATAAGTTTCATCGATGTGTATGATGCCTCAGTATCAAAGTGATGGCACAGTTCCTTAATCATATATAGACCACTTTGCTCATCGTCAAAAGTATTCTTATCAGATTCTGAGATCTTAGGGAACTTACATTCAATAATATCACCAGCGTTTAGATTTGTGTTCAATGGAACAGTCATACTCACAGTCTGAGTAAACATAATATTGTATCTCATAATTGCCTGAGATTGATACTCAAAAGGATTTGCATTTGCTGAAGTAGAAACATCTTGTTCCATAGTTCCAATATCAAGAACTTGTGTGATAATTCTGCTAGGAAGATCACCCAAGTTACTTGGTAGATTTAATTTTTCACCAAGATTTTTTGTCTTATCAACATAATTTTCTAGTTTGAAAACTGACTGACTTTGGGGAGTAAAGTTAAAAGTTAGTGGATCATAAAATATTCTCTGACTAGAATATGTACCTAGTCTAAGTTTCTCAAGAAGATTATTGTTTCTTTCTGTAGTATAACTGATGATAAATCTATCATTATTTCTAAAGAAGTCAGATTCATTAACTTCATTATATGTGTAAGACGCTTTTGGTGATTGCTTAATTAGATTATCAATTGATCGAAACTGAAATCCTTCCTTTGTCTGATAGAAGAGAAATCCTGCTGTTCCACTTCCAGATGCATCAGGAACAGACTTTGATGCTAACCAAACTAATAAGGTAAATGGTTTCCTCATATTACCAATGAAACCATACTTATTTGATGTGGAATCAATTGTTCCGACTCTATCAGTTTTTAGATATTCGGATATAATTTTAGTAACAGAACTACTAATTGAAGATCCAGTAGGGAACTTAATTGGGACTCTAGTAGTTTCGTTTGTAATTGCTTCACGGGAAACTAGATTTAACGTAAAAACTTCAGTTTTGGATTTACTTATTACATTTGAGATGCTTGAAACATAGAGATAGTCATCTGGTTTAGAAAAATCTAGACCTTCGTTTGTATCAGAATTTCCTCTGATTTTTAGTGAAAGTCTTTCTCCACCACGAAGAGGAAGACCATTATATATTGATTGAGACTTTCCATTCTTTCCAGTAATACTACCACCAGTATCCATTACAATAATTTTAGCAGTTACTGTTGGAGAAAATATATCTTCATAGTAATCAATAGAATATGTACCAAGTCTAATATCAACAGTCTTAGACTGATCTACAGATTCTAGTATTAGTTTTTCGTACTCGGATCCTTTTGTTGACATTAGGTATAAGCGAGCTCCAACAATATTCTTTGTTTGATAAGACTATTTAACCCATCACCAATGATGATGGTTGGAGAACTATCACTAGAAGCAGATGCCATAGAACTTCTATTTCCTGATGCTGGTGCTGTAACAACAATTGTTTTATCTTTGGTTTCTGGAGTAATACTGTCAGCAGAAGTTACTCCTCTTCTTGTTCCAGACACCGACGTTGATGCTGGTTGAGTAACAACTCCTGTTGGAGCATTTGTTGTAAAAATAAACGCATCGACATATGGATCTGGCTCAAGATAGTTTGGATCTGATCCACCATACCCCACTCCATCTAGATTCTTTGTTGCTTCAAGATGGACGTGAGGTCCAGTACTTCTTCCAGTATTACCACTTCTCACCAAAGGTTTTCCTGCTGGATAATTAATACTTAAAGAGTTTATTCCACTTGGAGCACCTTTAAAGAAGTATGCTCCTGCAGTTAAGTGTGCAAGTCTAACTCTTACTGATAGTGCTGGAATAACTACATCAACGTAGTGTCCGTAACCTGATTGAGTTCGTGCCTCTTTAATAATACACTCATATCTACAAGAAATTACAGTTCCAACAGGCATTGTAACATCAATACCACCGTGCATTGTTCCCCACCTCCAACCTCTACGACTGGACACTTCAGCACCAACTTCTGCTCCAGTTGCAACTGTTTCTCCTACTTTATATCTTTTATTGGGATCAAATCCAGATGGAAGTGGTGTTGCTTGTGCTGGTGGTGGTGCTGTGGTTGTTTGTGCTGGTTGTTTTTTTATTTTTTGTAAAACTGGTTTTAATTGATCAAATCCAACACTTCCTGTATTTCCTGGTAAAACATATCCACTAGCACTTTTAAGAGCTCCAAACTCTCTTGCTAATTCTTCACTAAGTTCCTCATCACTTATTTTTCCCTGTTCCCATTTAGAAAGTTTTCTATTTTTTTTCAAATATGCTATAGCCATTTTATCTTGATTCTCAGGTGAGAACTTAGCAGTCAGAGGAAGACCAGCAGCTGCAGCATAATTTTCTGGATATAACATTTGGTATCTACCAATTGCTGCTGATTTTCTTCCATCTTTTAATTTTTGTTTTTGGAATTGAATGACCTGAGCAATGGTCATATTCAATATTTGAGGATGAGATTCACTTGGATACATTGCAGAATATCCACCACCAGCAGACTCTCCTGAAGCAATTAGATTTAATAATGGTTTCCATTTTGCTTCAACTCCTCCACCAGTACCTGTTGGAGACTGTTCTGCAGGAGGTTGTCCACCAGCAGGAGGTTGCTCACTGGGAGGTTTCTCTTCTTTCTCCTCACCAAAATCAAAAGGTTTTACTAACTCCTGTAGAGATTCACGAAAATCATTTTCCATTCTATTAAATGATGTTTTCACTTTAGACAGAGAATCATCTACCTGCCTTCCCATTTCAGAAAAATCAAAAGTAGCAAGATCTCTAAGAAGAGTAGCAGATAGACTTCCCATTTCTCTTATGATAGAGAAAGTATTAGTCATAAAACTATTCATTACCTTAACTACTTTACCGATTCTTTCTCCTAGTTGATCAGCAAGAAAGATAATCTTTGGTAGGTTTAAAACTGCCCAACCAACCATTGCTATAGAAATAGCATTCAATATTCTCCCAAGAAAACCTTTTGAAGAATTTGATACTACTTTTCCTATTTTCTGAACGGTGTTAGTCGATTTACTAGCCTCAAATAAATCTCTTTGATTTCTTCTACGAATACCGTCTTTTCTTTTTTGATAGATGTTTTCTTTCTTCGCAATAGACTGTTTTTTGAATAAAGATTGTCCTTCTAACGTTTTTCCAATGTTTTTAGATATCTTTCTAGATTGTGTAGCATTCTTTTCAAGAGTATCTGCGGTCTTGAAAAGTCTATTAGAACTAAGTTTTAGAAATGCTATTGCCATCTTAGATCACCACGTTGTAATTCGCCATTGAATAATACACGTAGAAATTATCAGAATTTGAGGAGGGAATATTTGGAATAGTATTAGCGATTGGATTTGTTGTAGTTGGAACTTCTTGTGCTTGTTGATCAGCAGATGTTACAACGACGTTAGTTTGAGCTTCTGGGGCAGGACCAATGGTTTGTGCCCTAACAGTTGATGATGGTGGCGTAGTTTGTATCGTTGCTGGAGTTACACTAGCAGTTGAACTTTGATTTGCGTCTGGAGAAGAGAATAAGGACGATAAATCAAGTCCGCCACCAAATGAAGACGCTCCAGATGTAATATTACTGAAAGCGTTTTGCCCCATCTCGTTCAACATTGGATATGCTAAAAATCCAGCTCCAATTTTAATTGGTAGTGGTAAAAAAGGAATCTTAGAAAGACCATAAAGAGATCCTACACCAAATGATGCTCCAGCAAGTGCTTGTGGAAATGAAGAACCACTAAACAAATTAGCACCAGTTCCAATAGCAACCTGTCCAGGTGGTCCTAACAAGGCACTACCGAGTGATTTCATACCACTCATAATAGAAGAACCTAGAGTTTGTGGTGGTGCAGTAGATGGGGATGCAGTAGTTGGTGATGGATTATTTCCTCCAGGAATAATTCCTTTTATTTTATCAATCGTTCCCTGAACAATATTCCTTAGAACATCAACAGGATACTTGAACAAACCATTTGAAATTGATTGCTTAACTCTTGAAGTTGTTCTAGAAATACTTCCAACTATATTTGATAGTCCTGCCGTAATATTGCTGAATACATTCTTTATACCAGTGAATCCTTTATCAACTAGATTCTTTACTTGATTGAATTTTTCAACACTAAACTTGGAAATAGACTTGATGCCTTCAAGTATATTTGGTCCTAACCATCCAGTCAATATTAATGAGAAAAGACCCATCAAACGAGCGAGGGAAGACTGTGCCTTAACTGCTGCTTTCTGTGCAGGTGCAACAGTTGCGTTTTCAATCTTTCTTTCTACTAACGCTTCCTGTCCCTCTCTAAGTTGAGATTCAGCAATTCTTCTTTCTCTTTCCTGGTCTATTGCTTCTTTCTGTCTTTCTAGAAAAGTATTCTGAGTTATAGAAGCAGATACATTTTGCAAAGATCTAGATAGATCTACCATTTGTACGGTAATTCTATCTAGTCTTAGATTTAAACCACCAACTAAATTTGAAACTGAAGCGATTAATTCCTGTCTTTCAATTTCAACAGCACCAGTCGCCGCTTTAGGAGAAATCATTCCTCTAGCGTTATTAATTCCACCTGCGATTGGTGATGCCATTTCAGCCATTTGATTTGCTCTTCAGATTTTCTTCTTCTATAAAATTCTGGAGAAGAGAAAGATAAACTTCTCTTTCCCAAGGTATCATATTTTCTAGTTCGGTCAATGAATATTTATGGTGCTGAATCATAGCAAAGTTAGTTTTATAGTATGACTCAAGACTTTCATGAGCCATACTCACCCGAAAAAAGCAGTTAGACCCTCCAGAAGAACATCACTTTTCACTCCAGTATTTGGATTCTTGACTGTAATCGTATGAGAAAGTTTTGGCATCGTTTCAAAGAACTTTTCAATTTCTTTGAATTGCTTTGAATTCAATTGCTCTAAAAATTCTACAAGTTCTTTTTTAGAATAGTCAGAAGAACTCCAAGACTCTTCTTCATTATAAATCTGCTCAATACAACTTGAAATTAGTTCAAAGGTATCATCAACACTTACAGAAGATTCATCAACGTTAAAGTTACTCTTGATGAACTCGTTCATCGACGGATACTTCATTCTCAAACTTAAATTATCATCTAGTTTGATATCTCTGTTATGCTCTTTGCTGACCTGAACTTTGATTTCATCCAGGTTAATCAATGTAGGAACCTGAGTCATTCCATCATCAGGACACGTGATTAATACTTCAATATCTTCTCCTACTGACTTTCCACGAATATTTAAGAAGAGATATTCAATATCAAAAGTAGAAAGTTCATCTACTTTGACTCCCTTAGTTAATATGCAGTTTGTAATTACAGTCTTAACTGCAGAAGCAATTTGTTTTGGATCCTCAGTTTCCATTGCAATAATGAGGATCTTTTCTTCCTTAACTAGAAAAGGACGGTACTTGATTTTCTTTTTATTTGAAGGCAACTCAATTTCATAAGTTGGAGTCGCAACGGTTGGTAAAGGCATAATATCCTATAGAGTTCAGTTATGAATATTTAGTTAGTAACCGTTAATGACTGGAACCCCGGATAAACTAGTGAAAGAGTTTGTTACTGTAGTTTGTCCTTGAGATACATCAGCATCTCTAAAAACAACTCCGCTGGATCCACGAACAGGAACTCTACTTGCCCCTGGTTTGTTTGCAGTTTTATCTTCTTGCTGTGTTTGCTGTCTTTGATTATTGGGAATTAAATTATTGCTAATTCCAGAATAAACACTATAACTTGAAGTCTTACCACAAACATAACGATCAAAGTTAAACGATGCAGAGACTTTTAAAATATCAGAATTCGCATAAGAAACAGGAATAGAGTTCATTGCAATTGGAAACAAACCATAGAAAGTATATTCCACTTGCTTATCATAATCTCTATCAAATTTAATTATTCGTGTAGAGTTAGTTTTATATTCTTGTGGGTATCTCATTCTAAAGAAATATCCATCTCTTGCTGGAGAAACACCAGAACCAAAGGAAATAAATTCAATCCAGTGTTCCAAAAACTTTAGAGATCTGTATGAAGAATCAACATAAAACTCTAAATCAATTTGTGTGAATAGTCTGGTGTGTGCCATCTTCTCAACAACACCAGTAAAGTTACCTGAAATATCTGCAGTTCCAAGAGAACTACCTGGAAGAACAGCAGAATTGCATAATAAACCTACATCTTCTCCAATAAAACGAGCGTCTATTCCTCTAGCAGCTAAGTGACCTCTGAGCGGAGCAGATAACCCACCAAATATAACTTCATAGTGAGAAGTTTGTGCTAGATTTGTTACCAGTGGTTTTATATCGGATATTCTTTTAGGTGTAGGCACTCTAAATACCTTATACGAGTATTATATTATTAAGTATTTAGATGGCATATAGCGGTAAATATCAACCATCCTATCCAAAAAAATATAAAGGTGATCCAACTAATATAATCTATCGTTCTCTCTGGGAGCGTAAGTTTATGAAATATTGTGATCTGAATGAAAATATTCTAGAATGGGGAAGTGAAGAAATGTTTGTGTGGTATCGTTCTCCAATAGACAATAAACCACATAGATACTTCCCAGACTTTTATATTAAAGTAAAAGAATCAACTGGACAAATCAAAAAGTATATTATTGAAATTAAACCTCAAAGACAAACTGCTCCACCACCAAAACCAAAAAGACAAACTAAAGGTTATATTCGTGAAGCATATGAATATGCTAGAAATCAAGCAAAATGGGAAGCAGCAAAAGAATGGTGTCTTGATAGAGGATATGAGTTCAAAGTTCTAACAGAAAACGAACTTGGTATTAAGTAATGCCTAGAAAGAGTCTCAAAGAAAGACAACAAAAAAAGGTTACAGATACTGATAGTAACCGTAACCGAGTTCGTGCTGTTTCTGATGGTCTCGTTGGTAATGAAGATCCAGATGATATTATGTTAGAACTTATGGAAGTATTAGAAGAATCTCCAAAGATTCCTCAGTCGGGAAAGTTTTATGTCTTTGTTTATAATCCAAAGACTCCAAATATTCAATATGATCAAAATCCATTTGTTGCTGTAACTGATGTTTTTCAGTGGGGATTTCGTGGAATTAACTTCCACTGGGGAGAAATGCGACAATACACTTGGGATGAAATACCAGGAAGCATCTATGAAGTCTATGCGTCTGAAGTAAAGGATCTACAACAACTACCTTTTGCTAATTTTCGTCTAAATACTTAAAAAAGTAGTGCTATAAATGGCTTTTAATGCAATACCATCAATAGGAAGTGATGCATCAATAGCAGCATCTGCAGAAAATGCTTATGCATCAAATGGTGGTGGAGAAAAAAAGAAGTCTGCAAAGGTTCTTAGGTATCCTCTGAAGAGGATTGAAAGTAATAGTGATTATCTAGAAATAACTGCTGTTAAATATGAACCACCAGGATTTATAGCAGTATCAGAAACTAAAGCAGGACTAGCAGACATTGGAAATGCTACTGATAATATAAAAGCAAAAACAGAAATAAAGACAAGAATACTTTTACCAATTCCTCAAAACTTATCAGATACAAACTCTATTACTTGGGGTGATGATACATTAAATCCACTTGAAGCTTTTGGTCTTTCTGCTGGAACTGCTCCAGGAGAAACATTTAAAAAATTTGTAGAAATATACAAAAGCGGTGTTGGAGCACAAGTAAGCGAGTCAATATCCAGCAATCAAGCAGCAATAACTGCAACTATTGGAGGAGCATTATATAACGCTGTTGGTGGAAACGTCAGTATTCAAGGTGTGATATCAAGAGCCACTGGACAAGTATTAAACCCAAATTTAGAATTACTGTTTCAAGGTTCAAACATTAGAAGTTTTCCTTTCACATTTGATTTTGCTCCAAGAGATCAAAGAGAAGCAAAGGAAGTGAAAGAGATTATTAGAATGTTTAAACGTCATATGATTCCAAAGAACACCAGTTCTGGGTCTCTAGGAAAAATCTTTATTGGTTCTCCAGAAGTTTTCCTAATCAAATATAAAACTGGAAATAGAGATCATCCATTCTTAAATAAATTCAAACCTTGTGCTTTGACTGATATGCAGTTGAGTTACACTGGTTCTGGAACTTATGCGACTTATCAAGATGGAACTCCAGTTCATATCACAATGTCTTTAACGTTTAAAGAACTCAACCCAATTTACTCTGAAGATTATGATGAACTTGATTCAAAAAAAGATACTTCAGTAGGTTACTAATATGTCTTACTTTAGAGAACTTCCAGACTTACAATACCAATCTACAATTTCGGAGAGAAATTCTTCTCTTGAATATGTAACTGTAAAGAATCTATTCAGAAGAGTTAAACTTCGTGATGATCTTCAAAATGTATTCACTCTCTTCAATAAGTATCAGATCAAAGATGGTGCTAGACCAGATACAGTTGCAGAAGAAATTTATGGTGCTCCAGATTATGATTGGGTTGTGCTTTTATCGGCAAACATAATCAATGTTAGAGATCAATGGCCACTTTCTGACAGAGACTTATATCGTTTTGCAGAGGAAAAATACACCGTTCAAAAACTAAACGATGTAAAATTCTATGAAACCAGAGAAGTTAAAGATTCTTTTGGAAGAGTAATTCTCCCAGCAGGTAAAGTTGTAGATGCTAACTTTAGAATACCAGATCCAAGTAATCCTCTAACAACTTTAAATCCTGTAACTGGGGTTTCTAACTATGAATATGAAGTTAGGAAAAACGAAGATAAAAGAGGAATCTACCTATTAAAACCAGGATATCTTCAGCAGTATGTAAATGACTTTAAGGATATTATGTATTATCAAAAGTCTTCTCAATATGTCAATAACAGACTTATAAAAACAGAGAATACAAGAAATACTTCACCATAAGAGTTCTAAACTCTTATCAAACATCATCACATATCGGTGCTTGCGGGAGCGTTCTTTCCATTCTCCCTCGGCACCTTTTATTTTACCTCTTGAATGCTTGGTGCCGTCAGCATAGTAGAAATCTTTTTTTGCGTCTGTAAGCCCACA